AGCCGACGTAACGGCACCGTTGGAGAACAGAATCGGGTAGCCGAAGACCGTGTCGGGGTCTCCTTGCCGCGGTGACGCCGTGAAGATCGGCGCCCCCTGGTCATCCGTAATCTTGCGGATGATGCCTTTCACCTTCGGGTGGGCGATGAACGCCGCCCGCGAGCCGTCGAAGTACTGACCCTGCTCGACCAGCGACGCGAGGTCGCTGAGGTCGGCATAGGTCAGCGTTCCTTCTGTGTCAATCACGTTCGCGCCGCCCGTGTAGCCCGTGTCCGAGTTGGTCTGACCGAGCGCCCGATAGATGGACGTGAAGGGAACCGTGCCGCCGTTGGTGGCAGCGGTCGTGCCCATTGTCGCATTGTCGAGCATGATCCCGAAGCTGGTAACCCAGCCGACCTTCTTGGCCTCAATGATGTCGGCCACCTCGTCGTTGATGTCTTCTTCGGCGAGACGCAGCGCGCGGCCAAACTTGCGCGCCGTGAGGATAACCTCATCGTTCGCGCCCGTGTCTTCGCCGTAGCTGGTGCCCTTGGCGATAACGGCGACGTCCATGTCGGCCATGCGCGGCTCGCTCTTCGTCGTCCCGCTCATGGGGATAGCGCGGAACACCGACTCAGAGGCGCTCACCTGCGCCAGACGCTTGATGACCTCCGAGCCCTGCTCTTCGATCAGCCAGTCTTCCATTGTGTTGCGAGCCATGAGAGGCCCCCTCTCGCCCCGCTCGAGGCGTTGATGCTACCGACCGCAGAAAGCAGCCGAGCTCATCCCGAGCGCGGGCCGTGAAGACCTTAGCGCCGAGGATACCACGGGCGGGGCGAAACTAGGCGCTAACTGAGGCCGAGCGCCTGGCGGCCTTGCCTCTGGCTGGCCGTCAGCTTCGGGCCACTGCGGTCTTTCCCGTCGCGGTCGTCGTCGCCCGCCACCGAGCGGCGGCGCTTACCAGCAGCCGGCGCGAAAAGCTCGGGCCATTCCTGCTTCAGATCGTCGATCGCCTCGTCGAGCCCATCGACGCGGCCTTCCTCGTCGACGTCGACGTCGTCGAGAGCGAGCAGCCCGACCAGCCGGTCGACGCGCGCAGCGTCAAGGCCCGCCGCCCTCAGCGCGCCACGCGCCTCGGCTTTGATAATGCGACCGCCCACAGTAGCGGCCGCCTCGCGCGTCGCCGCCTCGCGCAGCGCCTTCAAGTCGGGCGCCTTGTCATCGTCGCCTGAGCCCGCCGGCTGGCGCGCGCTCGCCGCCTCGAGGTCGGCCACCTTGCCGCGCAGCGCCTTCAGCTTGCTACGCTTGCTCGCGCTCGAGCCGTTCGCTTTCTCGATCGCCTTACGCGCGGCGCTCAGCTCAGCGCGCAGCTCTTCAGGCGTCTTCCCCTCGTCGGGGTCGTCCTCGTCCTCATCGTCATCGCCGTCGTCGTCGTCGCCGTCGTCATCCCCGCCGCCGTCAGCGGGAGCGGCGAAAAGCGCGAGACCGGGGCGCGCCCAGTACGGCAGCGCCAAGCTGTGCCGGTTGTCCAGTGTTGCGTTGTCCATAGTTTCGCCTCTCTCGGGGGTCGGTCATATCGGGGGGAAGTCTAGCGCTTAGGCCGGTCGCGGGTCGGGAACTTGCCTTCACGCACAGCGCGACGCGCGAAAGTCTGCACACTTTTAGGCGCATCCACGCCGCGCTCTAGCAGCCGGTCGGCGGCCTGAACGCGCGTCGTCATTGACTCGCTTTCCAGCGAAAAGCCGCGCAGCACCGAGCGGTCAGCCTCGCGCCGTAGCGTGCTGGCAAACTCGGTAGAGACGGACGGCTCGACGGTACAGCGACAGAACGGGTGCCGCGGCGGCGTGTTCAGCTCGCCGCCGAGCACGGGCGGCGCGCTTGAGCCATACGTCGCCGAAGCGTCGAAGCTACGCCCCGGCCGCGCGATCGTGCCCGACAGGGCCAGACAGATAACGCAGGCGTTAGTCTCTGCGATCCACACCAGCGGCACGTCTGCGGCCTCAGCCACCGCCGCCGCGCCTTCGCCGCCGCCTCTAGCGATCACGTCTGAAGACACGCCGGCAAGGCTGCGCGCATCGCCGAGAATCGGCGCGGCAATCGTCTCAGCCGCGACGCCAGCACGAGCGAGCCGCTGCGCCGTCACCACGGCGAGCGCCGCGCGTGACTGAGCGCCCGCCGCGAGCTGGCGCACCGACTCGCTGGGGCGCGCGCTCAACGCGGCCAGCGTGCCAGCAGCAGCGACCACCGTGACGGCCGCCGCTGTGTCAACGATGCGCCGCGAATCACTCACGGCCACCTGGAAGGCCGCGTCGATCGCGGCGTCAAGCTCGACGCGCACTCGAGGCGGCGCCAAACCGAGCACGAAAGCGGCGACCTGCTCGGGAGACTCGTCCAGCGTGTCGCGCAGCCGTCGAGCGATCGCCAGCCAGCCGCCGACGTCGCCTTCGGCTACCAGCCGCGCCTCAATCGCAGCTAGCTCCCGGTCAATCGCCACGCGCTACGCCTCGGGATCGGCAGGCGGCGGCACGCCTTCGCCCCGCGCCCCCGTCAGCACCGCCGGCAGTAACGCCCGCGTCTCTTCGGGCAGGATCGCGCCCAGCGTCTCGGCTTTCGCCAACTCGCCAAGCGACGCCGCGATCGTCTCGACCTCGCTCAAGCTGTACGGCGTTGATGCTAGCCACTCGTCGACCGTCTCGGGCAAGTAGCCTGCCTCGACCAGCGCGTCTTTCAGCGGCACGCCGTTGCGGGTCTTCGACTTCACTAGCTCCATGCCTTCGGCGTCGTTGGCAACCTCGGCGGGCAGCCACGCGACTTTCACGTCGGCGCCTTCGACGCCATACGCGCCCAGCAGCGTGTCGATCAGCCGAAGGTGAGAGGCGCCCAGCGCCCGCTGAGCCTTCTTGGCTCGGTTGATAATCCGCGTCGACGCGCGCCGGCGCGACTCGCCGCTCGGCTGATCGCCGCCCATATCGAACTCGAAGAAAGGCACGCCCGTAGCGGTCGCCATAGCGCGCACCCACCAGTCCAACTTCTTGAGCATCGGGTCGCTGTCGGCCGCGGCGAGCTGCGTCACGCTCTTGACGCCGGCGAGCATCTTGATCGTGCCGGGCAGGTCTTTCAGGTTGCTCGAGCCCGTCGTCGGCGTCGTCAGCCCGTCGCGCGCAGCCGCGGGCGTGTCCGGCCCGTCGTCGCCGAAGTCTGAATCGATGTCGTCGTCGCTTTCGGCCATAGGGTCGAGCAACGCATAGCGCGACGGGAAACCTTGCGCCTCAGTCGCCGCGAGGTCGACCGCCGCGATCTTCGTGATCGCGTCTTGGTGCGCCCAGCCTTTCTTGTGCTGAGGCACGCCATACGGGCGCCCGCCGATCCGGTAATGCACCATGAGCGGCGCGTCGGCGGGGTTGCGCATCCGCCAGCTCTCGGCGTCGTCGCTGTCTGCCAGGTCGGGCATGTAGTGGGCGATCGTCTTGCCACTACCCCCGCCCTGGCCGGGCGTCGTGCTCAGCATGAGCGTGAAGTCGTCGTAGTAAAGAATCGCGCGCCAGACGCGCTGCGCGCCGTCGCCTTCCTGCCACACCTGAGCGAGAAAGCTCGGCGTGCGCGGGTCGTTCATCGAATAGACCGCGACGGCCGTCAACGGCGAGCGGCCGATCAGCGACGCCTGCAGCACGCGGCCTTCGTCGTCGACCTCCAGCGGGTCGATGACGACGTAATAGTCGCCGAAGTAGCAAGCCTTATGCTCCCACTCGTCAGCTTCGGCCGTGAAATCCAAGCCTTCTAGCAGGTCTTTCAGCACCTCGCCTTGAGCGCCCGCGGCCGTCACGCCGGCGAGCTCAATGCGATCGCCTAGCGCGTCACAGACAATATGCACGAAGCTAGGCGGCTTGAGCTGCCCGCCCGCTTTCGCGATCAGCGTGCGCAGCGTCGGCGACAGTACAACCTCATTGACGACGCCTTCCTGATAGTCGCGGGCGCTGGTGTAAAGCTCGGCGCGACCGTGTAGCACCTTGATCGCCCGCCCCAGATCACGGCGAGCGTCGTCTAGTCCTTCGGGCGCATCCATACCACACAGAGTAACGCAC